TGGTATGTTTGATAAATCCTTTTCCAATCCTCTGCTACCAAAAGCCTATTTTGTCTATCTGTAGAAGACATATCTTTTTCCTTTTTGTATATTTATTTGCTTTAAAACCACGCAGTTTATATTACGCAGACAAGATACCGGCATTTTTATCAAAATTTAATTGCATAGATTCTTGAATATTATAAGGCAAATACATTAAATTACATTCTATTTGTATACCGCTTTCATATTCTTGAATAGTTACTTTATCAACTGTTATCCTAGGATCATTTGCAATTATAGCATTTACATTATCAATAATTAAATTACGTAAAGTAGGTGTAAGAGGTTCAAAAAGCACATCCCATATTATTGTGCCAAAAGTAGGATCTCCTAATTTTTCACCTTGCCTTATATGAAAATGATTTAATAAATCTTGTTTTATAAGATTTAAATCGTATAAAAGAACACTTGTGTTATTTTCATTTACGGTGCTTACACCTTTGTAAAATTTCGACTTAGCAGTAAATTTTTTACTTTTGTTTACAGAAGAAACATATATTTCTTCATACAAAGATTTTTCTCTTGGTAAACTCATTTATCCTCCTATGCTACCTTGAAATCCTGAATTTCCTGTTTGTGGTGCCGGAGCAGCAGAACCTTTTCTAAAAGTGTCTTCTTGTGCTCCACCTTTATGTGTTATTGGAGATTTAACAATTTCTTGCTCATAATTTATTGCAAAGACACATCCATCTACAATTGAGATTGTGCTATCAGTTTTATCAGGGTAAAATGTTTTTGGTTCTAAATTTTCATGACTAAAATACGGTTCATGCGTAGGTATCCTTATAGGAATAAACGCATGATGAGCACATTCAGGTAACAATGCGTCTATTGCTAATCTAGCATCTTTTGCATCTGGTCCTGGTGCACCTTTAGCAGAGCCGCTACCAAAATATTGTATCGAACTCATCCTGTTAACGGGCGCATTGTATTCGTTACTACTACCTCCTGTAACAAAATTTTTATTCGATGCTTTAAAATGATTAGCATTCATTGCAGTAATAAAATTATTTTTTGCCTTTAACGTTGCATTAATATTTGCATAAATTCGTAAATGTTTATCACTTTTTATATCCATATCACCACCGGAATGCTGCCTAAATTCTTCACCAGAACGTTGATCAAAATTTGTATCTGCTAAATGATATGTCCATTCATTTGAATGCTGATGAATATTTCTTTTTGCTAGTAGGAAAAAATCTCTATCAAAAGTCATATGCCCATCTCTAGATACTTCTAACTTAATATCTCCTTTTTCAGAATGCGTTCCTATTTTCCAATACACATCACGAGAAACATCTATGTACAAATTATCTCCCGGTTGAGGCACAGTAGGAAGGTCTTCAAAACTGTTCCATTTCCATGTTCCATCTTCATTTTTTATACCTAGCTCAGGTCTTAATGCAGGATCTTTCTTTATTTCAGCTGTACCAACTTTCCAATGGGTAGCATTACCAGATTCTAAACGCATTTGCTCTCTAGCTTTTATATTAACATTTCCCGATGCTTCTAAATTTATATCTCTATTTGCTTTTAAATTAAAATCAGTTTCTGAATGTATACTTACACTATCATCCGCATATATGTCAATTTTTCCATTACTTGTTAGCTCTATCCATGCATTGCCTTGAGCATTAATAATATAAATTAAATCTTCTGTATTATGCATCACTATCTGATGGCCTGTTCTAGTTCTCCATCGTGTAAGTTCATTGTGTGGTAGATAAACATCACCGTCAGTTTCATTTTTTTCTACATAAGCATAAGTAGGTGGATCTGTATTAGCTGGTTTCTTTCGCAATATTTTTTCATCACCGTCGTCCATTACAAAGGTTGTACCGCCTAGACGACTAAAAGGAACATTCGTTTGACCAAATTTTTCACCATATTGTACCATTGATGCTTTCCTATCCGGATGTCCAGGGCTGCTAATACCAACAACCATACTAGGAACTTCTCTCCTAGCACTCGATGTAGTAGTTCCTCGTGTTTGATCAACAATAGATTCTGACCATTTTGTAAGCCCTTGCCGTTCTAAAATATCTGCTTGTTTTATGTCAACTGGTTTATTATATTGAGTAGGGTCACTGCCTGTTCCTTTTTCTACTAATTTATTATATTCTCCTACTGGAACAATTTTAGAATTATATTTTCCACCATCTATGCTATATTCAGAACTAGCATTACCTGGTATCATAAAATTCATAAATTTATCTTGAATACAACCTATCCAATATCCATATCCAAAATTATTTTCAGCCATTAAAACTAAAACTTTAGTATCAACATCAGGAGGCACTGCCCAAAAACCATAACTTTTTTGCGTTGCGTCAAAACCTGCATTTGGTTTAACCCCTTTCCTAGGAGTTTGCCCTAAAAAAGGACTTACATAAGTACAAGGAATGTAATATCCACTGCTTTCTCCTGGACTACCAGCCTCTGTAGATTTTAATATCTCAACTTCAATAGACCCCATAAATTCTGTATCTAAGTGATTTGCAACTCTACCAATGTATGGACCTACTCCAGTCATCCATACAGGTTTTTGCCCCCTAACATACTGACTCCTAGGAGTGGTAGATGCCATTAGTTTCCTCCTCCCATTTGTGAATAAAACCCTAACTGTCTAAAAAACGGATCATCTTTCGCTGATTCTACTACATCAGTTTTTTCTTGATTTCTTATTCTTATTAATTTCAATGTTTGAGTAAATTTTCCATCAGCAAAACTGTTCATTACTTGCACCACTTGATATACTCCACTGAATGCACTAGGAGAATATGTACCATCTTGGTAAAAATCCATAAACCCAGATGGATCATTATCTGCATCTGCTGTATGAGGATAATCTAAAGGTGTCCTAAAATTCAATAAAATATGAACTTCTCCATCATGAGCATTCATTGTTCCGTCTGCATTTAAATTAATTGTGCTTTTATTTGGTTTTGCAATATAATTTCCAAATCCGCTATCAATGATATAATACGGATCTCCCCAGATTACTAAAGAAGTATTAATCAAATCAACTGTGCTGTTTAAAATAGCATCATTAAAATCTCTTGCAACACTGTTGGCAACTTTATCTAAAGGACCTCCTCCAGTTGACCCGGTACCTGGTTTAGCTGCTTCTTCTGCTACATTATTACCAGATTTTGATCCACTAGCTCCGCCTGCATTAGGTATAGCTTTTGGAACAATTTCTTCTCCTGCCCGTCTACTTGCATTTGCATCTAGTGTACCTATCTTATTTTTACCTGCAAACGGAGTGCTTGCTAAGAAAAATGCCCGGTTAAAAGCTATATCAAAATCAATTACATCATTATTTTTTCCAGTGTATATATAATTATATTCTTTAACACATTGTTTTTTTAATGCTTCTATCTTACTAATTGCGGTTACTGGATTATATCTACTTACATGCGTTTTATAAGGTAATACCTTATAAACATAAATTTTTGGATCTTTTCCGCTCTGTAGAACTTGCTCAGGATCATCTAAATTATAAACCTCTAAATCAATTTTAAACCAAGATATCATTCCATTTTCGTCAGGTTTTTTATCAGATATTTCTCTACCATACGCACTTAATAATATTACCTCTTCTATTATATCTTGGATATTTGTTCCCGTTTTAAAAGTTAAAGTCGATAAATTGTCACTTACTTGTATCTGTCTCCGTTCAAATATTCCATCTTTATCATCAAGTTCAACAAATCTAGGACGGCTAAACGGTTTTTTAGTACCATCTAAATAATTATCAACTATCTTAGACCTACCTATATCATTATTTGTTTGTTTTTTATCAGCAAAATCTCTTGCAATTTCACCTAAGTAACTTCTACGAACCATTACACCTAATACAGTTTTTTCTATATCTTCTAATTCCGCATCAAACCAACCAGGTTTACTTGTTTTTTCACTTATAGATTGTTTAAATAGTTGATTTTTTGTAACTAGAGTGTTGCCCCTTAAACTAAATTGTCCTGCACCAAAATTAGCCATTAAATTTGTACTATCAAAAATTTTTTCGCCTGAATCTTCAGGAAATGCTATTATAAATTCGTCTGGTGTTTTTACTTCTTTCCTGCGTCTTCTTTCTTGCTCTCTAGAATTTAGCACAGTCGATAAACTATACAATCCAGTTTGTAACATTTCTTTAACTGTACTTCCTACTAATTTAATGTCAGCTTTAATAGACTGGACTTGATCAGTTGCTGCTTGTTCTACCCAAGGTATTGCTTCAACATCATATACACATCCTGCTTCAGTAACATTAAATGTTACATTTACAAGTTTCATCGGCCACATTCTTCTTAAATGCTTTTTTTCTAAATAATTACCGTCATCATCCCAACCTTTAAATTCTACAGTCAACAAATAAGGCATTTCTAAATAATTTGATGCAGGACCTGCTGCTTCTAGCGCAGATTGCTTTAATTCTTGTAAAAATATACCCATACTATATGGTTCAGTAACTTGAAATTTAATACGTGTAGCGTTTGTGTGCTTGGATTTTTTATTAGGTGCAATAATACTATCTACTTCTACATTATCAATAAAATATTCTACTTGCCCATTATTTTCTGGTTCAGTTGTCACACCATCAACACCTCCCCCGGATCTAAGAATTATAATTTTTGGATTACTTTTCCTATAAGTGTCTTCAGGATTATTAATTTCGTCTATTGACAAACAACTAAATGTAAAAACATAATTATAACTTACATAATCTTCTAATTCATTTATTAAAGGAAAATTACTGTTGTTTGTTTGTGGTTTACTTACAACAGAGTTATCTGTATCTGGATTTTCATTTCCAGGATCATTGTTTGTAGTCGGAGTTGCATTAACTGGCATTTTTAAAAACCTAATATTTTTCTTAAATTTGATCCCTTAGGAATTTTTATTTCTACTCCTGCACGTAAGTCATAAACTGGATCTTGTAAAATATCCATATTTCTTTGTGCAAATACCCACCATAATCTATGATCATTATACAAATCATAAGCTAATAAGTCTGGTCGATAAGTATATTGAGGTTCTACTGCGTATGTCACATCATCGTCTTCTGCAGGAACTGGTCTAGGGACCATAATCCCTAAATAAAAATCATTCTGCAATGGTGTGTTTGCGTATGGACTATTTGTATTATATACTGCCATTATCTCATGCCTTTCATATTACCCGATAGATAGTATCCTTGCACAAAACCTGCTAAACTAAATTTTCTAACTTGTCTACGACTGTACATAGGAATAAGTGTGACTGATATTGTGCTTTTAGCTGGAACGTAAGTTCCATTTGTACCCCCAAATGCACTGTACCCGTCATAACTTTTTACTAAAATATAGTCTATGTCATTTGCCAATTCTACATTAAAATTACTAACAACTACAGGAACATCCTTAAAGACATAATCTCCATATCCGTTTAATTTTATCACAGGAGGGGGTGAACCTACATTTGGAGTATCACCGTATGCCATTTTAGATACTGATCTTAAATAATGGTTTGTTGCAACCCAATAAGCACCATCATTTTCATTTTCTACTGGAAATTCGCCTGTTATTGTTATATTTTCTAAGGCACTATTTTGATAAGCATAAAAAGGATAATTACTATGTATAGGTTTAATTGGAGTATATGATGCAGTATGATTAATCATTATAGTAGGTGTTAAAGGAAATATCATTGCATTATCAGAATCTACTAATGGTTGGGTTTGCAGATTGTCGTAACCTGGAGCTAAACTTAATTTTACCCTCCAATCTAACGAATTATCTGAGTTTGATCCCCATGTTGCAGACGCATTACTATCTGCTTCTGCTCCCGGCTCTCCACCTTTTGGCAACAAAGATCCAAATTTGCGTATTTCAGCTCCAAATCCTGATTGTGATATACCAGCGTATATTGAGTCAACTCCTTTGCTCAATCCTGCGCCTATATTCCAACCATCAGTTCCTACACCAACGTCAACACTACTAGTTGGAAGTGAATTTGCTGCATTAGTTGGCATTAAATTATTTTTTACAATTTGATCTGGTCCCATTCACTACTCCTTTAAAGTATTTATTGACTTTTTTAAACACGTGTATTATAATAATATTAATCATTTGGAGATTTAATGAAAAGAACTAATTACCTAAACAATAAAGACATTTTAAGCGAAATTCACAAAAGCAAAACTACATATTGCAGTTTTAGTGATAAAAAATATCATCAATTTGACATAATTCTTAATAATATTACAGATATTAATAATGAAACAATTTTAGAAGCACAAAAAAACTTAATAAAAAGACAATCTTTATCAACTCAACCTGAAGATATTAAAAAAAGTGAATTAATATTCAGAATTATGACATACGACCATATTCCAGACGAACCTGGTAGGAAAAAAAATCCAAAATCTATTGCTGACCGCAAAGTAAAACTCAATTTTCCTCCATTCCAACATTGGAAATTTAATGATGCTGGTTCTTTAGAATGTGTAGGTAAAAGTCATTGGAAGGGCGATGTACAGCAAGGTACATTTTCTATGTCACACGGATTAGCAACGGATAAACTTGCATTGATGTGGATGAAATTATGTGAAAGATACGCAACACGTGGTAATGTTCGAGGATACACTTATAATGACGAAATGAGAGGCCAAGCAATCTTACAATTAGCACAAATTGGTTTACAATTTGACGAATCTAAAAG